CCTCGTCGTGATATGTCCAGAAATCTCTGCGTACGCGTCTCTTCCAATGTGCTCTTGTTGCCTAACCGTGCAGCCACGAGCGCCTGTATACGCACGTCTTCGTGTTCGTGGAGAGCCTTGAACGCTTCGTCTGACTTAGCAAAAGCAAACGCTTCTTTACCTGTAGTCGGACTGATCTTTGTGGGCGGCTCTACACCTAAACCCCGTAACAGGTCCGCGAACTTCTGGTTACTCATCAAATCGGCTTTTTCTACATCCGCCGCTATTAGTAACTTGTCTTTCGCATCCCGCGTGTCTTCTAGGTGCTGTTCAAGCAGCCCTTCATCTAAGTCCAACATCGGTTCGATAAACATACGCAGCGTCAGGTCTATCAACTGTAATTCTTTTTTGGGGAACTTCTTAGCCATCAACCTAAACAGGGCGACTGTGAGATCCACGTCATTGCTGCAGTAGCGTCCGTACTGCTCTAACTCGTCAGCGGCGAAGTCTTCTATCCGCTTGCCCATGGCATCAGCGACCTCGGTGCCTTTAACACCTACGCCGTACCTCTGCGCAAGAGACTTTAATGCAACGCTGTGCTCCGTGCCATGTAACGCACGCCCCATGCAAAGCGTGTCCAGCCACATCTTTGGGTTAATCTGATAATGCCAACTCAGTATAGCTCCATCAAACATAGTATTGTGGCAGAGTATCGCGGCGTTGGTAAAGTCGGTGGCCGCAAGCAGATCGCCCGCGGCCTCCTCACCAGCGGCCCATTGCGTAGGGCCGTTGTTTATTTTTATAGATAGCCCTATGACTTCAAAACGATCATCACGTATGTACTCCTCCGTCGTTAGTTTCGACAAGGAATACTGTTTGTCGTAGTACGTTTCAAAATCTAGGGCTATCAGGTCCATCAGGTCTTGCTCACTATCTCGCCGCCACATGCCATGTAACCACATGCGTCTACCCAGTTGTCAGGGTGCGTGGGGTTTGACTTTATACGAGCAGCCTTCAACAGGTTCATCATAACAGCCACGTCTGTAGCACTCACGTCTACACCTAAATGTACGGACCAATACTTACCAATAGTGCTGAAGTTATCTTCCATGTTGCCATGGTCAGCCGCACGATTTTTGGTCACGTATTCTTTGGCGGTGTCTAGCACCTGTCCACGTGTGATCGCTGTGCCCTGCTTCTCGGGCGGCGCGGTATCCCGCTCCAACACTTCCTTCGGGGTGCCGATTTTCTGCATAAGTTTATAGACGTACCCATAAGACGTGTTAGTCGCATCCGCTATCTCTCGGATCTTTGCGGTGGGGTTTTTGACTTTGTACGCCCAAATCTTATCCGCGTACGGTGAGCCTTTAGTTTTCTTCTTCATTTACTTCTTCCTCTACAGTTATTTTGACTCGAACTTTTGGGTCTTCGCCGCTATAGCGGGTGAGTTTTACTATGTCTCCCGCTTTAGCTTTCTTGGAAAGCCCTTTGATAGAAAGTAATTCGTCACCCCTTGGGCGGCGATACAAACGCAGCTCTGAAGCAGAACCATCATCGAATACTGCAAAGAAACGTGCTTTCTTACCGTTTTCTATGTGACCATAATCCACAGGTAAGTTCTCGTTTGCAAACGCAACTACAGACTTGTTTGCGTCGATGATACTCTTGGTAAGCATACGTTGGGTTAATTTAATAATCCCTACTTTGCCCACGCTACTCTCCTACTGCTTTGTCTTTGTCATCGCGCAGCACATGCACAATGTCCTCCAATGGAGTAACGTCTACACCCACGTGTTCAGCACAACCACGGAACCGCTCCAACCACGCAGCAAGGCTCGTACCTGCTTGCCTACGTAGCTCGGCTTGCGCCACTTCGTCCGTGGGATCAAATGGTTCATACCCACCACCATCACGCCGCTTGGACACGGGCGATATATACGCAGGATACTCTGCCACTTTGATAGAGACCACAGAACTCTCGACCTCCTCCACCTTAGCAACGATACGTAGTCCAGACGCCATTTGACGTGCCATCTGAATACGAAACTGTCGCGCTGCTTCTGCATCATCCATCTCATAGAACGCAGGGTAAGCCTCATGCTGGGGCTGGCCTGCTAGCCAATCAACAAAATCCGCTGGCACAAACATGTTCGCGCCTGTCTGCTGCAGGTAATCATCAATGATACGCTGCTTCGTCTTCTTCGAAAAGTTAGCCATATATAGTTCTCCAATAGCTTTTTTATGTTTGCGTAGTGGGCCACCACAGCCCACCACCTTCTCATTAGCTTGACCGCCATGCCATTACTGACCTCACCGGACCTCACCCAAACTCAACCGCCTGAACGCACCCGACCCGACCAAACCGAAACGAACCACGACCGCCCCGCCACACCGGACCGCGCCACATCGGAACGCACCACGACCGCCAGACCCAACCTAAACGGACCCAGCCATTCCTCAACGTAACACGCCTCGACCGCCATGCCGGACCCCGCCGTTCCGAAACGTACCCCGCCCCGCCTGAACCGCCCAACCGCAACTCGCCTAACCGCAACTCGCCTCGCCAGAACTTACCTAGCCCTAACCGCCTCGCCATGCCGTAACCCAACTTACCAGACCCCAACATACCTGAACCGCCTCACCCGCCATGCCTCACCGTAGCTCGCCATACCCGAACACAACACACCTTGACCGCCTTGAACAAACAATACCAAAACCAATAAAACCGAAACACATCTCGCCCCGACCGCCTTGTCTCGCCATACCCAACCTTGACCAACCGAACCCTACCTCACCTTGACCGCCTTGCCTCACCATGCCTCACCATAACTCAACGCGCCCAACCGTGCCGCGACCGCCTTGCCATAACCCATCTTACCCGCCCTCAACATACCTCGACCGCCATACCAAACCCCGCCCGACCTTAACATATCAGACCTCGTCTCACCTCGACCGCCGTGCCACGCCCGTCCGTGCCTTAACCCAACTCACCGCGCCTCAACCGCCTTGTCCGTGAATTAGGGCGGCGTTAACCGCCCCTCTTCGTTTAAGCTGCTCGACGCAACCGCTCTTCTTGTAGGAACTGCATCAACTCTGCTGTCTGTTCATCAGCACATTCGGGGTACTCTAATGCCATCTCTTGGACCTCACGCCCTTCTTGCGTAATGTCATCCCAGAGCGCTTGATGGTCTCCCATGTCTTCAGAACCTGTCACAGAGAACGTACCGTAAGACCCTCGGCCTTTCTCCTGCCTGAAGTCACCAAGCCCCACGATTATCCCTGCGTTCATTAGCAATGACGAGATAGCCATGGCACTGAGCGTTGGTGTGACAAACTTTATGTCCACCTCTGCACACCAGTTGGGCAAGTACGCCCGACTACGAACATCGGGTGTTTTGTTCATGTCCGCAGACCGAACAATGTCCATTTTCAAGTAAGGCTTACCCCAAATCTGGACGTGGCTTTCGGGTAGAAAGATTAACCGCTGCACACTTGTCTTAGTTATGCCAGCCGTTTCCAGCGCAGCCGTAGCCATCGCGCCTTTTACCCCCGCTGCAGGGAAACACAGTAATGTGTCTCCGGTCTTCTTAGTATAGACACTCTCCCGAAACTCTTGCTCAGGGTTATGCTTCAACTCTTTCTTTTCTGCCGCTGTCTTCTTACCAGCGCCAACTAACAGATCCCGCCACGCCTTCGCGCCCATACTATTAAAGTACATCGGTGTCTGTCCGATCATACGCAGTTTGATACGCCCCTGCTTAACAGTATGTATCTCAAGGGGTGCCCCTGCTGTTTTCTTCGCAACCATAGCCATTCTCCTATCTTGGCAAACCATATTTTTTCTTTGTCATTGACGCCCATTTTCTACTTATGCCCATTATCTGAGCGGCGTCTGTCACTGTCATACCGCGCTGTAACATCCTGTTCAGCATTTCGGCATCCTTCGTTAGTCCTAGTTTGTTCTCCTCCTTTCTGGGCCTACCGCCCTTGGAACCATTCTCCCTGTGAGCAGAATTATTTATATACCGAGTGTTATAGACTAACCGCGGGTTTTCTTTTTTATCCTGCTTAACCTGTTTCTCCCAACACATGCGATAGAACTCTTCGTATTCTTTCCGGTGCGGTATCTTCATATCTTAATGCCGTGTTCGCGTAGCGTCTTGACATAGTTATCAAGTTCCTCACGCGCAGCCCAAAGTTCCTGTTGTATGCGAGGCCGCGCATCTGCACGGTGCTGTTCATCCTGTAAGTTATCAACCTGTCGCTTCAACCATTTTAGGTTAGCTTCTTGAAACGTAGTTAACTGCTCGTCACCCATAGGTTCCTCCATTGTTAAAGTGGTGCCCCACGTTTGGTTCGTGGGGGCTAACCGTCTCGTGGCTTCTCCGGTATGGTCACAGAACCGAAAGGTAATCATGGAGTGTCCTGCCCATACTGCTGTGGTTATTGCGGAGCAAACCTAACCGCTACCCACTCACAGCTTGGGTTGTTTATCCTTAATATCTTTTATTATTGTAGCCGCTAAATCAATATTGGTTTCGTTAATCACCAACGCTGCGCCACCCGCTTCAACAATCTCGCGCAGGTTCTTCTCCTGCAGTGGTGTGGGTTTGTTCTTCCCAGCCTTACATTCGATGCCGACAAACATACCGTTAACGCACGCCACGATGTCAGGCACACCACTCTTTCCATACCCACCTGTAACGGGGTAGAAGTAATAAGCACCTGCATCTTTCAGCAAGGCAACAACTTTCTTTTTAACTTTAGCTTCAGGCGTCATGCTCATCCCCCTGTAAAATAACTGGCTTCGAAGGGCAGCAATAGCCGCCCTCCGTGTTAGTACGTGTACTAACTCTCGTCGCCGTAATAGACCCAAAAGACATTCTCATCTATTCTCCTACCAACCCCTACCACCTCATGCTCGGGTGGCTTTGGGCTTGTACCTGCCAGCACGCTCAGCTTCCGCTGCAGCCATATTGGCAAGTCTTCCACACCTATATAGAAGTCGTTTACTGTCCTGTCAATAGCATTACTACCAAAACAGAAGATTGAGATAGATTTAGTGTCAGGGTCTACTTTAACACGGTATATACTGTTATCGGGTATCCCTTGAGATGTTTTAGGCATAGATATAAAACATGGTGTCGTTGTACTTGTATCCAACACCTTCTACGAACTGCCTTGGTTGGCACGCATAGAGCACAGCGACCTTACGCTGTACGTCTTCAGGTACACTATTCTCCTCCCACATCTCGCACTCTTCTTCGACTACGTTAAACCAGTGGGTGTTCACGTTATCCAGACGTACCTTGTCCACGTACTGCCTACCGAACCGCTCCCGCACATTGATAAAGTCCACGGGCACTACCTCATCATCCTTTATATCTACCTTCTGTGCGGCAATAAGTTCCTCCATTTTTGGCTTTATGTCTGCGTTTAAGAACACATGCCCGACCTCGGCAAGGTGCACTAGCTCTTGTAGAATACTAGACTTATGTTTTGAGTATCTGTTCAAACCCAGAGCTTCATAGGCGTTCCTCAACCTGTCACTCGCAGAAGATGATAACCTGTACAGTTCGTGCCTCATCATATCTGCGTGCAGTACCGCTATCTCGGGTATAGTGTAGCTGCTCAGCTTTTGACGCGCTGCCTTCACCGCAATGTCCATACGGTTAGACATACGCATATAGTGTTGCTTCGACCCGCTGCTGTACTTCTTGTTTTCAATCTTGCGTGAATATACAACGAACTTCTTAGGTCCATACCTAGTTGTGTAAAAGTCACCGTACCCGATCCACCCCATGGCATACATGTCGTCCTCCCTGTATACCCACGTACTAGCGCCGTCACGCTTCTTCAGTTTCACACCGCGTATGGCACGCTGCACCGCTATACCGAACGCTACTAGCTCATCAGGCTGGGTGGATGCGTTCATGCCTGATTTGATCTCTTCGTTAATGTCGGAAACAAGTTTTTTGTTATAGCCCATTAGTTCTTCTCCATGTCTGGTTTTGGTTTCGGTTTAATTATTACGGACATTGCGTCCGTCTTCTTGCATTGCCCGATTGCATTTTTATCAAACGCATAGACGGGTTCGTAATACGCAGGCAGTGCATCGCCGCACGCTTCTGCGCTCGGAAAGACCGTGCTTGATTGCAAGGTCTCCCCACTGATGCTGTATGTCAGCATGAGTATCGTAAAGTATTCTACCATGGCGGTTCTCCGTTCTCGTCCAGTTGTACCTGTTTGAAGGTGAAGTCTCGCTCCACTTTCGGCTCATCCGCATCGACAGCAGTGGTAACGTTGGGATCGGGACGCACACCTAGTACGTCCAGTAGTTCCTCCACACGTGTGGGTATAAAGTTACTCATCTACATACTCCTATGTATCCGCAGTCTTCGTATATACCGTGGCATTCACAATAGGGTGGCTCCCAAGCTAATACTTTCTTCACTTCATCATTGCGTTTCGCCCTCCAATCTTTGTTGTCAGTGGGGCACGTAGACTTGGCTGCGTACGGGTACTCCCCATTATGCCCCTCAGCACTAGCGTTAAACCCTGCAAGGTACGCACGTCTAATATGTTCTTCTGTTAGCTGCATCACAAACTCTCCCAGTCACGCTCTATCTCCCCAAGTCCGTGGCAGTTATCGCACTCGCGCTTGTACTCCTCCAGATATCCGTAGGGGTTGTCGTTGCTCATACATACTGCTCGCTCTGCGGTGACTTGACCTTCGCCGCCACACTCGGGGCACGCGACGAAGGGGTTATCTACAAACATATTCTCAGCCATCACATGTCTCCTGTGTTAGTGTGTATGACCTTACCAACGGGCGGCATCTTGCTTGGGTTGTCGAGTATGCACCACAGCAGCGGCCACGTCCACTCGCCCCAGCCACCCCACAAGTCACCGTCAGTCAGGACAATGACAGCCTGCGCGTTGATGTTGTTGGCACGCAGGTATGCAGGTACACAGCGCACGTCAGTGCCGCCGCCACCCTTTGGTTTAGTAGACTTACTAAGCTGGTCATAGTCTTCAGGCATGTAGATCTCTTCCTTACACACCTCTGTGTCCCAATACAGTATGCGGACACGTGACGGATTGACCATGGTGCAAATACTCTGCATCTCGGCTAGCACCATTGCTAACGGGCGACCGAAAATCGAACTGGACGTGTCAGC